CCATCTTTTCTAGCTTGTTGCGTGTCATTCCTGCCCCCTTGCTCGGATTTTGTCGGCGCACCAACCAGCGTAAATTTCTTGATCGTCGTACTCGCCCCCCAATTCCTCACATACCTTCGCACACGCCTCCCGCTCCCACTCCTGCACCCTGCGCGTGAATTGCAAAAGTTCTGAGAAAAGCACATAGGATGAGTGGTGTTCGATCTGGCCCCACATGCCGCACTCTCTTGCTATTTCCAGTATTTCGTCTCTTGTCATTATTGTATTACACCTATATATTCATGGGAAAAACATACGCGATGGGCGTGTTTCATTTTGTGAGCATCCTCTTTTGTTTTTTTTGTCGGGTCATAGTCATGTCTGGCTTTGCGGTTTTTGCTTGTAGCCTTCCAAAGCGGTGAAGAATCCCTATATCCACCCATGCGAGGATGGGAAGTCTTGGAAAAATATCGGCATTCTTGGCTCACAAATATTTGCGCTATTGCGTCGGACAATCTAACTCCTAATCCAAGCCCTTGATAATCTGGAAGAACAACTGTCCGATGTTCTCGCCAAGCGTTTTTAATATTTCCATTTGGAAAGGAAAGAGCAGATGCAAAGCCAACAGGCGCATCATTCCATATCGCCAACCAACAACGTGCAGAATGATTTAAGGAATGATTCAAATAATGATGCTGGCTAAACATTGTCCATGCTTTTGAAGAACAAGGTATGATTTCCAACTTAATAGAAGGTCGCCTTTCTGACCCCCTATAAGACAACTGACCGGTCCTAGTGTCGAACACCCAATCAGGTTGCAGCCAAGGTATAATGTCGTAATGGCATGATGCCAATACAATCCCTGTTAGTTTTTGATTATCTACATATCGTCTTAATGCGTGTGAGCAAGATTGTGCAACAGTCCTGTCTATCACGCTTGTGAACTCATCAATGATGGCACCATCATGCAATGATCTGGCAAGATCGGCTCGGAATTGTTCTCCAGTAGACAATACATGATAAGGTCTCATCCATGCGGGAATGCTATTTAATCCTACGGCTGACAATCTTTCTTGAGCATCCTCTGCGTTTTTGAAATGAGAACATATTGCCTTGTCAGCATCCCATACATTTTCAGTTTTATTTCCAAACATATTAAGCAGAGTGCTTTTTCCACTACCCGAAGGTCCGACAATCAACCCTATTCCAAACGGATGACTGGGTTTTGAAAACCCAAAAACAATGCTGGAAGATGTTCCATTAAATTGATAATCGAATGATTGACTTAACTGCGTAGTGATATTGTCAGGAATTACCGACGATGTTAAAACAATAGGACTCATGTTAACCCCAAAATGAGTTTATTTCGTTGTAGTAGGCTGTCATGCCCATGTCCATCCACTGATGATCCGGCACACGGCTGACTGAGAGATACGAAACCTCTCAGCCAACTGTTTCTGCGTAGCCTGGCGCGAGAAATACAACTCCCGCACCTTGGCTGCGTCCTCCCGTGTCATGTGCCGGTAATGTTTCTTTTTGGTATACGGCCTCATGGCTCCAGCAGTTCCTCCAGATCTAGGGCGGCCAACCGGATTTCCTCAACCCAGTCCTCCTCCCTGAACCCATGCTGCTGGAACTTATACAAGGCCTCTTCTAGGGCCTTGATGGCCCTTTTGACAATTGCCCGTTTGTGACCGTCCATCAGAAAGGCACCTCATCGTCATGGAAGCCTTCTGCCACCTGCTTAGGCTTGATGATCTTGCTTCCGACCGGAGCCGCTTCCGGCTTTGCTTCCTTCACGCTAAACGACAAAGAATAGAACGGGCCGGTCTTGCCTTCCTTAAGCCAGCCGGAAATGTTGTATTCCTGGCCTTCTATCTGGCATTTGCCCTTCATGTCGGGGTGAGACTCATTCTTTTTGTACAGGTTTTCGCCAAGCGTTCCCTTAAGTTCGGGGTTAAACTGTTTCATACTTTCACCATCCAATAAGTCGAGGGTTTTTTGCGGAACGGTTCCAGGTCAACCCCCTTCAAAGCCGGAACCTTTGTGTAGTCAACAGAGCCTTGGCGTGTCACCTGCGTTACCGTGGCACCAAAGCCTTTCAGGGCCTTCTTGCCGGTACGCTGAGCGTAGCCCTTCAGTTCTTCCTCAACCGCCTTCAAAGCCTTTTCAGCGGCTTCTAGGCGCAGCTTTTCCACCTTGTAAGCCTGCACAAGGTTCTGGAACTCTTCGCTGTCATCAACATCGTCTTCCTCGGGGCGCTGCTTGGAGTCGAGAGCAGCACCAAAGGCCTCCCAAGCCGTGGTCAGGGGTTGGAAGAACGGCTCGACATCGGCCCTGTTGATGATCACAAGGTTCTGCCGTTCGGCGTGCCAGACCACAAAGGCAAGCCGCTTCATGGTCGGGACGCAATAGAATTGGTGGACGATCTGCCACCAATAGTGCGGGGCCTTAGCCTGCACCGTGTCAGGCGTGACCAAGTCGAACAGCTTGCTGTCGATGCTGGCAGGGCATTTGATCTCGATGCCGAAATCGTTGCTGAAATTGAGGCCATCCAGAGAGGCACTGTACCGGCCAACGGTATGCACAGCAGGCGTGAAGTCATCATGAAGCCGGCTTTCGGCATACATGCGCCCGTTGTGTTCGTTGTCGATGCCATGCTGCATGTTGGAATTGAACTTCACCTCCACCAGCCCGTTCTTGAGATCCCACAGTTGGGATGGATTCTTGGGAAGCCACGGGCTTACACCCATGACTGCCCCGGCTTCTGATGCGTTGTAGTGGTTGGCCCTGTGGGCGTGCCATTCGGCACTACCTTGGATTAAGGTGATCTCGCTCATGACAGGCGTTCCTTCATTTCGTCCTTGATGCCGTTCATCGCCTGACGCATGTCGGGCGTCAGCGATTTAAATGCCGTCTGGAGTTCATCCAGACTTTGGCAGGCCCGTAGCATGTTGGCTGCGGCTTCCAGAGCAGACTTATCCGGGCCAGCAGGACGGCGCTGAGAGGCACTGTTGGCGTCGTCATCCTCCTGGGCGATGCCAAGGCCGGCCAGAGAATAGCGACGAAGGTAGGTCACGCAACTGCCAACTCCTTGTGGGTCAAGCTTGGTAGCTGGAGCAGACGCAGTGCCCTGCATCCATTGACCACTAGTGTGAGTCAGGATGGTAGTGACCGACACAACCCCATCCAGATAGGACGGGAACTGTGCTACGGCAAGACCGTACTTGCTAAACACCGGACGAATGGTGTTCAACACCTCGGCCAGATCCGCATATTTACTGCGGAAATGCGGGTTCTGGCTGTTCTTGCTGGCGTTTTCGATCTCGCCTTGGGCTTTTGCCAGAGCGGTAGCGAGTTCGTTTATTTGGTCAGACATCTTCATGGCATGGCTCCTTAGAATGGATTTTCGTCAGAACCGCGCTCGGTTCCGTTATAGGGGTTGAAGGAAGGGGTGACAGACTGAAGCGATTTGCCACTAATGAAGATGTTGTTGACGTTACCTTTCTCGTCAATCACCTCAATGGTGGTAGTCCATAGGGTGATGTCGCACCCTGTGATTTCCGATTCGGTCTTGCGGGTGGAAATGTTGATTGATTTGGCCCAAATGCCGGGGGTACTAATATACATAGGTGTCTCTCCTATCAGTGGTTGAAAGTTGAAATATACGTTTGATAGATGCTGTCCAAAGTGGCTGGCAGCAGCATGTCGGTAATCTCCACGCCTTCATCGGTGTAAACGTGCATGAATCCGGTGGAGTCACGCGACACCAGAAGCTGGAGACTTTTGAACTTTATGAGCTTGCCCTTGATGTTGGCGTCCAGTTCGGACAGCAGGGCAAAGGCATGGAACTGGATGTCCTCGATCTGCCCTTTGGCAGCATCGTACCGTCCCTTGCGAACGGCTGACATAGCGGTTTCTGCGGCCATCATTATCTGATGTATGCCTGTTTCCAGGCTGTTTTCGAGTTTCATGGATTCTCTCCGGTGTGGTTGACCAGCGTATGCCGGCAGACGTAGTATTGACCTGAGGGCAATGACGTGTCAACCATGTGAGGTGAAAATAATGGATGACGATGAACACCTGTGGGATCTGTGGGAACAGGAACTGGTCTGGCTGATCGGTTGGGCCGGTGGAGTCAACAAGTTGGGGGGTGTCCTGGGCATCAACCCATCGGCCATCAGCCGTTGGCTACGTCGCCAGAGGAAGCCGTCGCCCCAACAGGCCCTGGCAATTGAGGCGCTAACTGAGGGCAGGATCAAACGTGAGATCATCAGGCCGGATATTTACCCGCCTGCTGTGCTGATGACAGGCACTACGACGATGGAGGGGTTTCACAAAAAACCGTTTAGGACACTGGACAAAGGGCCAGTTTAGGCCCAAAAATAAAAACCCCAGAGGGCTGCAACCTTCTAGGGTTTTGTAGACAAGTCATTAACCGAATGACAATACGCAGGAAAATAATACCATGAGTCCCACTGTTTTCAAGTGGTTCAGACTCTATTCAGAGTTTGCGACCGACCCCAAAATCCAAATGTTATCCGAGGCAGACCAGCGAAGGTTTGTCATGTTGCTGTGCCTCCGGTGCAGTAACGGCGATGTAACGTTACAGGATCAGCACATAGCCTTTCAGTTGCGGATTTCTTCGCAAGAATGGGAGGTCACCAAGGCGGCATTTGTAGCCGCATCCCTTATCGATTCCGACAACCGAGTGCTGAACTGGGACAAGCGTCAATATGTCTCAGATTCAAGCGTGGATAGGGTTAGACGGTATCGGGAGAAGATGAAACAACCATGTAACGTTACAGTAACGGACAGGAAACGTCGACGTAGCGTTGATGTAACGCCCCCAGAGACAGATACAGACTCAGATACAGACTCAGATACAGATTCCAATCGTAAGTCTCCGACTTACTCGTCGGCTAAGCGCCTCCCAGTGCCGATCAAGGAAGTTGTGAAGCTGTATAACGATGTCTGTGTGCCAGTTGGAAGGCCGGCAGCAACGGTGATCAACCGGAAGCGTCAGCAGGCAATCACCAGGATCTGGCAGTCGTCCGAGCATGTGAGAAGCCTGGATTGGTGGAAAGCCTACTTTGAGGCGGCAATGACCATTCCCTACATGGCAAAAGGCTTTTCAAAAGCCGATGGAACAGCCTGGCCTGGTGCTGATCTTGATTACCTGTTGCTGGAAAAGACCGTGACCAAAGTGGTGGAAGCATGAAACTGTACAGCCTCGACCTGGAACAGTCCGTTATCGGTTCCATCCTGATCGACCCCGACCTGTTACCCGATATACAGGCCTCATTGCCTCCAGAATCGTTCTACAGCGTTCCGGAGAGGGCAGCCTATACCACCATAGCCACCCTAGCCCAAAAAGGCTCTCAGATCGATTTCCTGACCGTTAGCGATGAACTGGAAAAGAGCCACCCAGGGCATGGTTGGTTGCAGTATTTGGCGACCGTAGCCAAAAACACCCCGTCCACGGCTAACGTCCTGAGTTATGCCGATGCCATCCGGCAGTACCACTACCTACGCCGTGTTTACCATGCAGGTGAAGAGGTATGCCGCTCCGTCATGGTTGACGGCTCCCTGTCGGAGAAAATTGCGGCAGCACAGCAAGCTGTTGGCCGTGTCATGGAACTGGAAGCCGGAAAGGGGCCAAGGGATAGCGTCAGCATTATCCGAGATTGGATGGATCACCTGGAAGCTGTCCAGCAGGCTGATGGGGTATCCGGCCTGTCTAGCGGTATGACCGGCCTGGATGACCTGACCCATGGCATGAAGCCCGGAGAGTTGCACATCCTGGCAGCCAGACCAGGGCAGGGCAAAACGGTGCTGGCCCTCCAGGTGGCCTACCATGCGGCCATGCAAGGGCAGTCCGTCCTGATTTTCAGCCTTGAGATGCAGGCTAGGGAACTGATGTCGAGGCTCGCCAGTACAGCGACCGGAACCTATTACCGGAACATCCAAACCGGCGACCTATGCGCTGACCAATGGCAGTCCATCACCGGGTTTGTTGAAAAGATGGCAAAGCAGCGCCTTTACATTGACGACCGGGCATCCCTGAGCATTGAAGAGATACGTTCTGTGTCCAGGTCTCACAGAAACCGGCATGGTGTGGATCTGGTCATCATCGATTACCTGCAACTGGCGTCCGGTGATGGTGAGTCTGATGTTGTCCGAGTAGGGAATGTTAGCAAGGGCTGCAAGATGATGGCGAAGGAACTCAACTGCCCTGTTCTTGCCCTGTCGCAGTTTAGCCGTGGCGTTGAACAGCGGGCTGATGGCAGACCGAAGTTGTCTGACCTACGCTCATCAGGGCAGATCGAACAGGACGCAGACGTGGTGATGATGTTGCACCGGGCTGATGATGCCAGCACAGAGTTGATTGTTGAGAAAAACCGTCACGGCAGGACAGGCAGTGTATGGCTGCAACCTCAATTTGATCGGATGCGTTTCAGTGCCGGTATGCCTCCGGTCAGCCTAGACGAACCGCCACAACCGAAAAAGAGGCTACGGTATTGAAAATCAAAAGAGACAAGCTGGACGTGGTCATGTCGAACTTAGTCCGGTGCAGCACGAACTACAGTTGCGAAGCCTGCGGGAAATATTACCCGCCGGAACTCCGCCGAGGCATTCACTGTTCGCATTACTGGGGGCGGGTGATTAAACAATTGAGGTTTAGCGAACTGAACACAAGCGCCTTGTGTTACGGGTGCCATATGCGTTTCACGGCCGATCCCTGGGCGCATACGCAGTACATGCGGAACAGGGTAGGCCAGGACACGCTAGACAAGCTGTCGGTACTTGCATACAGCGCTTACAAATTCACCCCGAAGGAACAGGAAAAGGCATTGCTACACTTAATCGAGGAATGGCGACGAATGTCGCTTGAACGTCGAGCCGGCAACACAGAAAAAATCTCTTTCGTAGGTTATACCCCCTGGTGGAATGCATGATGACGTGGACAGTAAAAGGGAAATGGCAGTGCCGCAGTGATGACGGGGCATATAGCATTGTGAAAGGCATAGTGGCCGGCAAACCACGGTACGTCCCGTATTATGTCGCCGATCAGAGTCAGCCGGTGATCCTGTCGAACGGCGTTGTCACTGTTGAAGCAGCTAAAACAATTTGCGAGACGCACAGAAAGATGAAGGAAAAGCAATAATGTCATTAGAGTGGAAAGCTGGTCTTTTCGGATCACCCGACCAGGAACGCGAACTGTCGATCAAAACGGCGATGCAGCGCAAACAAGCCGAACGCGAGGAAATCGAGCGGTTGACGGCGGTTTATCTGGCATCAGGGGGCAGGATTGACTATAAGGCACCGACCGTCAATAAGGGATCAGACCCGCAGGCATTGCAGGATAGGCGGTTTGTTCCGCCAAAACGAACTCACTAGCCTAGCTTGCTGAGTTCGTGGGCATAATAAGGTAGCAGGCCTCTCAGCCTGCTATCCTGTTTTGCGGCCAGCAACAGCCAGCGCCAGGCTATTGCAGCCTGGGCCGGTGTCCGACAGCCCATTACTACCCTATGGGCCTTAGCTATCACTATCAGGCCCCTTATAGGCCAGCCTTGCGTACTCTTCGCGGATCATCCGGCGAACCCACTCACTACCGCCGAGTGCAAAGTATTTCTCTTTATCCTCTGGTAGCACCCTTGCCCATATCCTGACTTCCAGCGGGTTTTCGGCCACATTACGCCGACCGCCACGGCCAATATATTTTGGCCGGTCTCGATAACGGACGTACTCTCCGTTTTCGTCTTCAAAGTGTTGCATGATCAATCCTCCGTCAGAATTATTATGATAGCCCACACTGCTAGGGCGAACAGTGCCTGGATCATACGTCCATGCCTTGCCGGCGCATTAGATAACCCGGCACATAGTAAACCTCAGCAAAGTAACGGCCAGCGCCACCATAACGGGATGACCAATTGAGCATAGCTGCTAGCCGTTGAGCGTGACGGTCTGACCTGGCGCGTACCTTTTCCACCCTGCAATCATGGCCGTCCAGGGTGCGGTTTACAGTGATCCGGCTTTTGCCGACAGTAATAATGCTTTTCATGCTTTGAACCTCAATTTTTTCCTGATTGCCAGCATATGCAAAGCAATATCCATTCGGGTCATGTAATGGTTTGGATTGTTGGCGGATTTTTTCAGCCATTCTATGGGTTGCTGCATACAAGCGTTTAGATATGCGCGTTTTTTAGTTTTCATCCTATGCCCCCCAACAAACAGACCGCGAAGATAGCGCCACACAAAGCGCCGACAAATAACAGGCCGATAGTCTCAGCAAGCATAGTTAATATCTTATCCATTTTTTGCCTCACAATAAGTTGAGTCGAATTCAGGTATACCTGCAATCAGGGCAAGCGTTAAGTGATCGGTGATAGGTTGATCCGATCCTGACGGATACCATATGCCGTTATCATGGTAGGCCAGCAAAACACCATATATCACTGACCATTTAAGGCTTTCCGGTATGCCCGGACGTGGAAGGTGGTTTGGATGGCACTGAACTATCACTTTACAGTCGCCGGTGCGTGATGGAACACAAATTGTACTATTCATGACACAACCGCCTCTTCATATTTTTTGCCAGCAATATGGTTAATAGCGTTCATTGTTTCGGTGATGGAGTAGGATTGGAACACAATACCGCCACCATACTGGCGACTATGGAACTTACGGCCACCTATTTTATTTGCCAGCTTGCAGGCGATTGCATAGCGTTCTGATACGTCCAGGCTGGACTGCCAGCCGTGAACGTCAAGAGCGTAGAAGTGGACAACATAGCGTGGGTTTCCGTTGACATCATTTTTGATGCGCGTGAATTCAAGTTGCATGGTTTCTCTCCTAATGGTGGTGTTCTGGCATTATTGCCATTGTTGGTAGCACTGTTTCCAATGCTACCTGCAATGGGTTAAGCGCTTTTGGCATTCAGGAATGAATGCAATTCCCTTATGCCTCTGTCTAATGATTGATATGTTTCCTGTGAAAACTGATTTTTGTATTTTGTAAGAATCTCATAAGCGTCGATTAGCCATAATGCATTTTTTTCGTTTTGCGCCATTACCATCAGCGCTTGTATCGCATTCAACATAGGATGATTAAGTCTGGCCATGATTAGCACTCCCGCTCAGCAGCGCTCAGTACGCTGATTATTTTTTCTGATCCTACTCGCTGCGCCAGCAGATCAAGAGCGCGTTTTCCTGCTGCCTTAGTGTCGCCGATATATGCTGTCCAGACACTATAGGGAATCTCGCAGACCCGTTTAGTGCTTGCGCGATGAGTGACGCAGACTTGATCAAGACTGTTTTGTCTGGTGACGACAAAACGGAATACTTGCCGTGACCCTGTTCCGAATGAATGGGTGAATGTTGCCAATTGTTCGTATTCAACTAGACCGTTTTCAGTCTTTACAGCGAATGTTTTCAAGGTATCTCTCCTAGTAGTTTAGTGGTGGCGAATGCACACCCCATAGCGCCCATAATCGGACGCTACAGGCTGGACACTAGCGGGTTGAGTAATGAACGGGCGTTTCGTAGTAGCCGCGTTCATCCCGATAGATGGACACAAGCAATTTGTCGGCGTGAATGTAGCGCCGGGTTTCGCCGTAAGCGATGCCGGGCCAAATGCAGTTCCAGGTATGCAGTAGTCCGACTGATTCAAGGGCTGCGTTAAGTGTAGGGTGATAGGACACGGTTTCTCTCCAAGTGGTAAGTGATGGGGCTGTTTCCAGCCCCGATTGATCAGAAGAATTTAGATCCGCCGACAAGCGTCATGACGAAAATGAAGGGAAGGCAAAGCAAGCCCATGAAAACGGGCGTAGCGATAATGAAAATGATGGTTTGGGCGATTAGTTCTTCTTTCTTGGTCATGGCTTCTCTCCAATCGGTTTGATGTGCTGACAACCTGATACTATCTTGTGCTGACACATCATGCAAGCGGTTTTGATGTGTCACATGCTTTCTATCGTTACCGGCAATCGACAAGGCATTGCAGTCGTGTGGCGATATCGGGAAAGGGTATTCTAAATAGCGGAAAAGGGCTTGTGGCATCGCTCACCTTCTTTCATATGGCCACACGATATGGTCCCTCCCTCTCACTATCTATATATAGCAGCACGACTCCCTCCCTCACTCTACCCTCTCCCTCCCTCCTGCCTCACCCTGGTAGCGGCCCGTCAACCTGGACGCGCGTCTCAGACCGGGGCGGGTGGGGCCCGAGAGTGGGAGGGGTATGTACTTGTACACCCCCCTGACAGAATTTTTTTTAAAATGAAAACCAGCCTCTGGCTTGGTTCATCTAAGCGTTTGTCTACTGTTTATCTTCAAGATGAAGACTAGATAGTAAATAAGGCAACTTACAGATTATGTTAAATAGGTTTCTTGTAAGTGATTGATGTTGTTAGGTACATGTGTACACATAGATCATTATTTGTACAGGTTTTCTCCCAAATGTAGGGAATCTATCCCGTATATAGGGAAGATCTTCTCCGTATTTGGTATAATGTTTATCTAAGACGTCTAATTATTGGGGTTTAGTAATGAGGTACAGCTATCGGTTTGATGCTGACAAGACGCTTCATGTGGTGCATGAGGAGACTGGTGTTGTGCTGGCGTCTATACCCAAGGGTGGGACAGGAAAGGATAAGGAGCCGGCGTATGGGAAGTTCTACTTTGAGGCTGGTTCGTATCTGGCTCAGTTCTTCAGTGGCAAGGCTGCGGTGTTTTTTTACCTGTTAAGCTTCTGTGGTAGGGATGGGGAGATTGTGTTGAGGAAGCGGCAACGGGATCAGATTGCCGAGAAGACCGGTCTGTCGGTCAAGACGGTGTTTAACTATGTGTCGCAGATGCTCAATGAGGATGTGCTTTGTAAGATGCCTGGGGAGACCGGGCCGATCTATTGGGTGAACCCCAAGTACTTTGCAGTGGGGACATGGGATGACATTAAGGAACGGATGGCGCTCTTTGAGATTGGGAAGCGCCTTGCTAAAAATCCTCGATGTTTTGACGTTGACGGTTCTGGTGACCTCGGTCGGGATGGTGTTGCTGGTTTACTTTCTGTGGAACAACGTGAGGGGGCAGTATGAAAAAGATCTCTCTTGATGGCCTTGGGTTGGAAGGGTACCGGCCTGCCACTGTCCATAAGAAGAAGCCCAAGAAGCTTGCCCCCGTTAAGGCTAACCATTACCTGCCGACCGATGAGGATGCGGCAAAGGTAGAGGCCTTGGCCTCCATAGGTACGCCGGAAAAGGATATCGCTGTCTACCTTGGGATAGCCGAGGCTACCCTAAAGCGACATTACCCCGACTTGTTGAACAAGTCCCTGACCGACAAGAACCTTGCGATGGCTAGGACGCTGTACCAGACCGGTATGGATGGGGACGTGAAGGCCATGATGTTTTGGTTGAAGACCAGGGCTGGCTGGCAGGAAAAGACACAGGTGGAGATCACCACCAACATATCTATTACGGCTGCCTTGGAACAAGCCCAACAGCGGGTTGAGGATTGGATTGAAGGTCATGGCGAAGAGGTGGATGATTAATGCAAAAGCCACGGTATAGCGCCTCTGATGAACAGAAGCTGATGGCTACCCTTTGGTCGCCCAGGATAGCTGATGATCCGGAGGCCTTTGTGATGATGGCCTTTCCTTGGGGACAGCCAAACACCCCGTTGGAAAAGTACAAGGGGCCGAGGGAATGGCAGCGGAAGGTGTTGAAGGACATATCCACCCATATAAAGGAGAACCAGGGCAAGGTAGACATGACTACCTTTAGGGAGGCCGTGTCGTCTGGTCGGGGTATCGGGAAGTCTGCGCTGGTTAGCTGGTTGATCCTGTGGATGATGAGTACCCGTATCGGGGCCACGGTGATTGTAAGTGCTAACTCAGAGGCCCAGTTGCGGCATGTGACCTGGGGTGAATTGAACAAGTGGACGGCCATGCTGATCAATAGCCATTGGTGGGAGATCTCGGCTACCCGTCTGATGCCGGCTCAGTGGTTGTGTGAACTGGTGGAGCGGGATCTGAAAAAGGGTACCCGCTACTGGTCTGCGGATGGCAAGTTGTGGTCGGAAGAGAACCCTGATGGCTA